TCCATGGGGACATGGAGAAACCCGCAGAAATGACGGGTTCGTTTGATGTAGTCATGTAGGAAGACTACATCAAAAGGTAACAGATTGCAACACCGACTACATCTTCCTGCGTCCCCACAAGGACCGGGACATGGTGCCGCTCGACCCTGACCGGTTCAGCGTCAACCAAGACGCCATGATCAAGCTGATTGCCTGGGCCGGTAACATGGCCATGAGCAATCGGTTCCTCCAGGGCGTCATCACGAGCTAAGGAGGCAGACATGGCAATCCAAATCATTGAAAATCGTATCGGTCTGCCTCCGATCGGCACTGTCCAGGTGTCGTCGGCTACCTCGAATCTGCAAGTCGGTCAGTCGCCGCTTGCGGGTGGGCAGGCGGTTCCGCTCGGGACCATCGTGCGGGCGGACGACTCGACCAATGGCGAGGGCGAGTTCATCTATCTGGCGGGCGTGGCTTCCACGGTCGTCGGGTCGCTCGTCACCTTCGACCCGCTAGGCAAGACTACCGCGCTCGTGGCGGCAACGGCGTCCCTGGATCAGCCGCTGGCAGTCGCCACGGCTGCGTCCACGCTGCACTGCTACGGTTGGTATCAGATCAGCGGCGTGGCGGCGATCGCCAAGACGACCATCAAGTTCAATCCGAGCGTGAAGGTCTATCTTGCCGGTTCGGGGCAAATCACCTCGACCGCGGCGACCAACAAGCTCGTGATGAACGCGCGGACGGTCAATGCCGCCACGGTGGCGTCGGCGACGACCACGATCAAGGTGCTGATCGAGCGGCCGTTCGCGGCCCCCGCCGGCACCGGCCTGATCTAAGACAACCAGGCGCGGCTACGGCCGCGCCTTTCTCTTATCCTTGCGGAATTGCCGATGAATTTTCAGCCTGCCGATTTTGTAGAGAAGGGCGATATGCCCGCCACAGAGCTATCTCTGGCGCTGCCGCTCGAAGGCAATACGCCGGAAGATGTGCTTTTCGAGCATATCAGGAGCGCGCTTAGACGCGGCCTTCCGATCATCGTTCCGGTTCGTCCGCATGACAAGCCTGCCGTCATTGTCGGCGGGGGGCCATCGGTAAAGGATGAATTGCCGCGGCTTGCCTCTCTATATGAGGGGACGGTATTTGCCCTGAATGGCGCTGGTCTGTGGCTTCAACGTAACGGCATCACGCCCCATGCGGTGATCCTGCTGGACGCCAGGGCGCATAATGTGAAGTTCATCAGGGGACTTGAGCCGCGCGTCCATCTCTACATTGCGACGCAATGCCATCCCGACGTGTTCGATGCGGCGGCGGCGAACGGCAATCCAGTGACGACGTGGCACGCTTCGTACAATACGGACCACCCCGCCGCCATCATCAGCGAAAACGACACCATCAGGGAAACGCGCTCCACGGTTCTGATCGGCCCCGGTACTTCGGTTGGATTGATTTCGTTGCGGCTTGTTCATGTGCTCGGCTATCGGACGGCGCATCTATTCGGATATGATTCCAGTTACAGCCCTGTCTATGGCTTTAATGATCGCCATGAATCCCACGCCTATCCGCAGACGGAGAACGACGGCGACGAGCCGCGGGGCTGTCTCGCCGGTGGCCGCTGGTTCGTCTCGACGCCATGGATGATCCGCCAGGCGGCGGATTTCCAGCATATCGCCGCGGCCATGATGGTCGAGGGCATGAATTTTCATCTCTATGGCGACGGATTATTGCAAACGATGGCGCGCGAGGCGCTGAAAGGCGAGCCGGAGGAAACGGCGGAAGATGCGCCGTCCATCCATCCGACCGCCAGGATTCACGAGAAGGCCGAAGTCAGCGACGACGTGAAGATCGGCGCTCATACGCGGGTCTGGCAGTTTGCAAGCGTGATCCGCGGGACGGTGCTGGGTGAGGATTGCAACGTGGCGTCGGGGGCGCTCCTTGACGGCCCCCGGTTCGGTGACCGCTGCATCATCTGTCAGAACGTCGCCATGGGGCCGGGCTTCCTGTTCGGGGACGATTGCTTCGTCGGTCCCAATGTCACGATATGCAATGACGCATGGCCGGTTACTTCGAAGGAAGGCTTCGACATCGAGCGTTTCCGCAACGGCTTCTGGACGGTCATCGTGAAGGACGGGGCGAGTATCGGGGCCAATGCCGTGGTGCTTCCAGGCGTTACCATCGGGGCGGGATCGATGGTTGCCGCCGGGGCGGTGGTTGACCGGAATGTGCCGGATCATTCGGTATTCACGCGGGATGGACAGATCAGGGCGCTTCCGGGCCGAATGCCGACGCGTATGAGGCCGGCATCGTGAGACATCAATTCGACGTGCCGCGGGATGTCTGCATCCATTGCCTTGTGCCGCGTTGGCGCATCGAAGAGACGCAATCGATGGAATGTCCGAACAATCAGCCATGCCGTGACTGGATTCTGGCGCGGGCGACCGTGCAGGCCAAAATACCGGCGATCATGAGTCCTCCCGCATGCTGAAGTTCGTCACCCTCCTGTGGGACGCCAACGACACGTCCTTCGATTTCTCCCGCGCCTATGACGAATCCTGGGTCAACCGGCTCTATGATGGCGTCGCCCGCAATCTGACGCGACCTTATCAGTTCGTGCTGTTCACCGATCGCAAGCGCGATTTCGGCGGCCGGAACGTCTTGCAAATCCTGATCGAGAGCAATCCCATCGGTTATGGGGCTTGCATCGAACCGTATCGTCTCAATGATCCCATGATCCTCGTCGGCCTCGATACGATCATTACGGGCAATATCGATCAGCTCGCAGACTATTGCTTGACCTCGACCATGGTGGCGCTGCCGACCGACCCGTTCCACCCGATCACGGTCTGCAACGGCGTCGCGCTCGTGCCCTCCGGACTCCGCGACATCTATGACCGGCACCGCGGCGAGAATGACATGGAGTGGATGCGCCAGCAGCGTTTCAAGGTCATCGATTCATTGTTCCCGGGACAGGTCGAGAGCTTCAAGGGGCGGGTCAAAGCCTATGGCCTGAAGAATGCGCGGATCGTGTATTTCCACGGACACGAGAAGCCTCATGAACTGAACGACGTGGAATGGATTGGGCGCCACTGGCGCGAAGACGAAGGAGAAGACAAGTGGCACTCAAGTCTGAACTGATGGCGCTCGGAATGCAGGCTTCACTCGCGAAGCGGCTAGGGTTTGATCCGCCAGCCAACTTTACAGCAGCCGGTACGGCGCAGATAGGCGCAACAGTACTCACGTCTAACCATGCCATCGTAGCGACTTCGGGCGGCGCTACGGCGGTCGTCATGGCGGACGTCGAACAGATGTATTTTATCACGCTCACGACAAGCACTTCTGCGCTCGTCTTTCCGCCGTCCGGGGCGAATTTCACGGGACTGAGCGCCAACGCCAGCATTACCGTTCCGCAGAACAAATCGCTGTTCATCGAGCCGGCCGGTTCGTCCGGGATTGCCTGGAGCGTTTCCGCATGAACCAGCCTCAACTCAGGAACGGTTCGTTCACGCGTCAGTTCAACGGCGCCCCGGCGCAGGGCGGCGTGTGGCCGCGCTTCTTCATGCACACCGTCACGAACGAGCTTGCATCCCAGCAGGCCGGTCATGAGGTCTTCAAGGACATTGAGAGCGTCGAGTTCAACTTTCCGGGCAATCCGCATACCAAGCCGGTCTTTGCTGTCGCGGAAGAGCATCGCCAGCGTTGGCCGCAGGAATATGAGGCGTTCAAGAAGGGTAACACGATCGCCATCAACGGCACGCCGATCGATGTCCTTCCGTTCCTGCGGCCCTCCATGGTCAAGGAGTTGAAGGCCCTCGACATCATGACGGCCGAACAGCTTGCGGCTCTTGATGACCACGGTGTCCAGCGCATCCACATGGGCGGCCGGAAGATGAAGGAGCTTGCCGCCGCCTATCTCGACAGCGCCAAGGAAGTGGCGATCGTCTCGCAACTCCATTCTGAAATCGAGAAGAAGGACGTGGAGATCGCGGACCTCCGGCTCAAGTTCGAAAACCTTCAAGAGCAGATGCAGCGGTCTTTCGCTCAGATGCAGGAGCGGCTGAATGCTCCCCATCCCATGATGACGATGGTTCCGGCTCATAGCGACCCGTTCGAGGCACAGCGGCAGCTCGCGAAGCCTGTCGATCCTGACGAGGCTGGAGCATTTGATGGTCTCCCGACGCCGCCGCCGAAGCGGCGTAGGCCGCAGACGGAACCTGCGGCATGAGCGAAGATGAGAACGTCGTCACCTTCCGGCCGCCGCTCTTGCGGCCCGTCGAGGCGGACGCCGGAGAAACGGAAATCTCCGATACTCTCACCAATCTCGTGAATTATTGCGAGCGGTTGGAAGAGGGCATGAAGCACTTTGCAACGATCGTCGTTGCGATGGATTCGCGCGTCCGGAGGCTTGAACTGGCGCTCAACAAGGCCGAGCGCGAGAAGGTGACGAAAACCGCGATCTACAATCCGCAAGGAAAGAGGGTCATGTGATGGCAAAGCTCAAGACAGCGGAACGCAATAAACTTCCGAAGAAGGACTTCGCCGGGCCCGGCAAGTCCTATCCCGATGAAAACAAAGCTCACGCCCGCGACGCCCTCTCGCGCGTGTCGGCCAATGGATCGCCCGCCGTCAAGGCCGAAGTGCGACGCAATGTCGAGCAGAAATATCCCTCCATCAAGCAGAAGTCATCCGCCGGCCGCAAGCTCGAGAAGCGGATGAACGCCAGCGACAAGAGGCGCTGATATGCCCTGGTCCGGAAAGTCTTTCGCATCGAAGCACAACAAAAAGCTGTCTTCGACTGCCGCGAAAGGCGCTGCGAAGCAGGCCAATGCAATGCTTCGTGCTGGTGTCCCTGAAGGTGAAGCCATCGCGACGGCGAATAAACGAGCCGATAAGAAGGACTTCGGCATGGCTAAGCTCGGGGCGAAGCGCAAGTGAATCTCCTCGCATTCTGCACTCTCGCCCTTCAGGACTGCGGCCTTGAAGCGCCGCTGTCGATTGTCGGCAATACCGACGAGACGGCGATCCGCGCTCTGGCTGCGGCGCAGCTTGCGGGAAAGTCGCTCTTCAAGGCCCCGGAAAGCGGTTGGGTCGATAATATTTTCGAGTATGACTTCACGACGGCGGCGCTTGCCCAGCAGTCGGGAACGATCGCCAACAATGGCGACGGGACATCCACAATTTCTGCGCTCGCGAGCACGACAGGAGTGACCGCCGGTTCCTGGCAGGCATTCGGAACCGGTCTGCCAACCAATTCTGTCGTGACGAACGTCACGGTTTCGACGGTCACGGTGAACAAGCCGGCCTCGACCACGGGATCAGGGCAATTCGTGTTCGGGCAGTCGGATTACACGCTTCCCTCTGATTTCCGCTATCCCGTCGATGAAACCTTGTGGGATCGCTCGCGCTTCTGGTCGATGCGGGGACCGCTGTCGCCACAGCAATGGCAGTTGTTCAAGTCGTCGGTGATCGGGCGCGCTTCCATCCAGCGGCGCTTCCGTTTTCGCCGCATCAATAACGTGCAGATGCTTTCGATTGATCCGGTTCCGACTGATAATGGCTCGCAACTCGTCCTTGAGTACGTCTCGAATGCATGGTGCCAGTCCTCGGGCGGCACACGTCAGACGCTATGGGCGGCCGATACCGATACGGCGATCCTCGACGAAGACCTGATGATGCTGGGCGTCCGCTGGCGCGTAAAGCGCGGCCTCGGGTTTGCCTATAACGAAGAACTCGATGAATATGAGCGGGAATTGCGCCATGCGATATCAAGGGACGGCGGGGCGGCGGTGCTCAATCTGGCGCCGGTTGATCGCATGACGCTGCTCGGGCCCTGGAATATCCCGGAGACCGGATTCGGCAACGTGGTCGGAAACTGACATGGCCGATGATAAGATTCCTCTTGCGAGCCTTCCGGCCGACTTCCTGCCGCCAGCCTCGTTTGCGGATCGACTTTATTCTTTTGGTGATCCCGCGATTGCAAATGTCGAAGATCATCGAGGTGAGCCGGACAGCGGCTACGCGCATATGAAGGCCAATATTGATCTTGTCGGCGCGATGATGCGGCATTTTTTCCCGGAAATCAAAAATCTTGATTTTCCGAAGTTTCAGCCGCGATATCTCGCTCGGCAACCGGGGCAACTGAGCGCGCAGGCCGGTTATTACGATATTCCACATCAGACCCAACGCTAATGGCCGATAATAGCGTTCCGCTCGGAAGTCTGCCCGACTGGCTCACGCAGATGCAGCAGGCAGCCGGTTACGTGCCGCTGGCGTCCGCGGCCCAGCCGGAAGGCCCTTCTCCGCTTGCATCGCTGATGTCTCCAGAGATGTCGCTTTCACGGCCGCCGGGTCCGTCACGGCTGGAGGCGCTTAAGGATTTCTTGACGCCGGAATGGTCCAAGCCTTTCGCTGGCATGTCGCCTCAGCAGGCGAATCAAGAGGCCAAGACGCTTGCGAATCCTGATGTCAATGCGCCTGGGAAGATCGGGCCGGGGTATCTCTCCGACAGCAGCAGGCTCGCTGGCGCTGCTACTGACGCGGCTTCATGGCTTGCGCCTGAGTTGAAAGGATTGGCTGCGCTCAAGGGAATGGCTGGCCTTGTGCCGAAGGCGGCGAAGGTTGCGGGAGAAACCGCCGCCGAAGTTGCGCCATCAGGCATCCAAGCGGCTATTTCTGACTTTCCTGCCCTCCTCAAGTCCCACGGCCCCGACTTTGCCAACGCCTCCATCATCGACCATCAGGGCAATATCCTTCATAACCCCATCGGAAGAGAGTCGGTCGGCGGCCCGATGCTTCGGGTCAACGAAGACGGCTCTATCACAAGAGGCATCCTCGCCTATCACGGCTCCCCTCATGACTTCGATAGATTCGATCTCTCCAGGATCGGAACAGGGGAAGGAGCGCAGGCTTATGGGCATGGGCTGTATTTTGCGGAGAATGAGGGGGTTGCGAGGGGGTATCGCGACAAACTGGCCGGCAATCCAGCGATGGGCCGCACGGAATTCCGCAAGGGGGGCGTGGAGGGCAAGCCATACGACCCGAATGATCCGCAGCATGTAGCAGCATTTTATGCCTATCAGAATGGAAGCCCTTCCAACGCGGCAAAGGCGCTTGAGCAGGAAGCATCACTCGGAGTTCCGAAAGACCGGCAGCCAATCGTATCTCAGGCCATTGATCTGCTCAAATCTGGCAAGGCGCAGAAGTTCGATCCGAACTTTGATCCCGGCAAGATGTACCAAGTCGCCATCAAAGCCGATCCCGAACACTTCCTTGATTGGGACAAGCCGCTGAGTGAGCAGAGCGAGCACGTTCGCGATAAACTGAAATCGCTTGGTTTTACCGACGAACCGTCATGGCGGCCTACATATGGCGGAGGTGGCCAAGATCTTCGTACTCAGGGCGGCGTCCATCTCGGACATATCTACGGGGTTCCTGGCGAGGGCTACTACGCAAAGCTTGGCTTGGGGGACACGCCAACGCGCTTCGGTTCGCGTGACGAGGCCCAAAAGTGGGTTGAGCAGAATGCACAGTCGAAAGGGTCGGTCGGCGCTGATGTTCACAGAGTCCTGAGCCATTCGAATGAAGCGAATGATCCAGTTGTTGCGGAAAAGCTCCGTGAAGCCGGTATTCCCGGCATCAAATACCTGGATCAAGGCTCAAGATTGCAGATCGATGATGATATTGATCTGGTCAGAGAACATGTCCAGAACGCTAAGAATCGGCTCGAAATGTGGGGAAAGGACACTCCACCAGACCATCCCATGCGGAAAGACCTCGCTCATTGGCAAGAGCAACTTTCCCTTCTCGAAGGACAAAAGCCGCAGACTCGGAACTACGCCGTCTTCGATGACAAGCTGATCGACATCCTCAAGAAATACGGCCTCGCCGGTCTTGCTGCCCTTCCTGCCATTCAGGCAGCCCAGCAGCGCCAAGCCGTGCCGCTGTCATCGCTCGCCCAATGAAGCCCCTCTCCCGCCAGCAGCGCCTCCAGCTTGCATCCCAGCCCAGCGTCGAGCCGACGATGCTTCCGGCCCCCACCAAGGGCTGGAACACGCGCGATTCGCTCGACACGATGGACCCGCTTGACGCGGTGCTTCTCGATAACTGGTTCCCCGACGCCGGCGGCGTGAAGCTGCGCAATGGCTTTGTGTCCTACGCAACCGGCGTCGGTTCTCTCCCCGTCAAGACTCTGGTGGAATTCTTCGCAGGAACGACCCGCAAATTCATCGGGGCGGCATCCGGCGGATTCTATGACATCTCGTCCGCCGGAGCTGCGGGAGCGGCGCTCGTGTCCGGCTTCACTTCTGACGCCTGGCAGACCGAATCCTTCCTCTCGCGCCTATTCTTTGCCAATGGCGTCGATACCGTCCAGATCTATGACGGATCGAGCTTCGCCAATGCGAGCTTTACCGGCGTAACGCTTTCGACGCTCAATAGCGTGATGGCCTATCAGCAGCGGCTGTTTTTCATCCCGAACAATTCGACGGGGTTCTACTTCGCGCAATTGAATTCGATTTCCGGGGTATTAAGCTTCTACGATCTTGGACCCTTTGCCCCGAAAGGCGGCAACCTCATTGCGCAGACGACCTATAGCCATGACGGCGGCAATGGGGTGCAGGACTTCATTGTATTCATCATGGCGGGGGGCGATGCGCTGATCTTCTTCGGTAATGATCCGGCCAATGTCAATGCGTGGCAATTGGTCGGCCGCTATCGGCTCTCTCCTCCTGTCTCCGCGCGAGCGGTCTGCAACTATGGCGCTGAAGCGTTCCTGACGACGTTTGACGACCACGTGCCGCTGCAACAGCAGCTTGTCGCCTTGAAGCTTGGGCAGTTGCCGCCGCGCTCGAAAGTCTCCAATGCCGTCCAGGCCGCAGTGAACGCCAACAAATCCGCCTTCGGCTGGCAGGCGCTCTACTATCCCGCCGGCCGTCGGCTGATCTTCAATATCCCCAATCCTGACGGCTCATTCGATCAGCATGTCTGCAACACGGGATCGACCGATCAGCCGTGGTGCCGCTTCAAGAACATGAACGCCTTCTGTTGGGGGCTGTTCAAAGATGGGCTTTACTTCGGGGGAACGGGCGGCATCGTCTATCAGGCAGACACCGGGACGCTCGATAATGCCGGCACGGTCAACGGCGTGGCGCAGCAATCGTGGAATACGTTCGGGAGCGCATCCCGCAAGCGCGTCACGGCCTCGCGACCTCTTGTGCAGGTGGTGGGTAATGTCGCCCTAACGTTCCTCCTGGGCTTTGATTACGGCGCGCTGAATGTGCCCGCGGTTGTCGCCGTATCGACAAGCGGGTCGCCGTGGGATACGTCGCCTTGGGACACCTCGCCATGGTCGTCTGAGGGCATGGTGACGACGGGATGGCGGGCGGCGGGCGGTTCGGGGGTGGCGGTGTCCGCTGGCATCAATATCGCCGGGAACAACGGGGCGATATGGCTGCGGACGGACCTCAAGGGCGAGACGGGAGCGAGCTTGTGAATGCTCCTCTACGGCTGGAACCGAGAACTAGCCGCCTGGGCTGCTGATCGGCTCGGTACTCCGAACCATGACTTCGGCCCTCATATAGCGATCGGCGTCGTTCACCGAGATCAGATCGTCGCCGCCGCCATCTATAACGAATATCGTCACCCCAATATTCAAGTGACTTTCGTCACCGCTTCCCCGCGCTGGGCCTCTCCCGGCACGGTCAAGACCATCCTGCGGTATCCCTTCCTCCAATTAGGATGTTCGAGGATTACCGCTATCACCTTGGCCACGAACCAGCCCGCAAGGGCATTCCTCTGCCGCCTCGGATTCCGTGAGGAAGGCTATCACCCCGACGCTTTGCCGCTGGGGGATGCCGTCACCTATGGGCTTCTCCGCAAGGACGCGGCCCGCTGGCTAGAGGACAAGGAACGTGTCGAAACCATCACAACCGGCGACTCCTGATCCGGTAGCAACCGCAAAAGCGCAATTGGGGACCAACATCGGGACGGCAATCGCCGGCTCGACGCTCTCCAATATCAACCAGACCGGTCCCGGCGGATCAACCACGTTCACACAGAACGGCGGCTATACCGACCCGACGACGGGTCAATGGGTGCCGCAGTGGAACGAGAACACCTCGCTATCGCCGCTCGGCAACCAGCTTCTGGGTGGTCAGCAGGGGCTGGTGAACTCCTATATGCCCTGGCTTCAGCAGGCTGGCGCAAATACGGGGCCGCTCGATATCAACGGCGGAGCCAATGCGAACATCGTCAATCAAGGCCCGCAGGCTTATGATCCGACTGTCGCCAGTGCTCTCTACAACGAGCAGGCGGGATTTCTGGCGCCCACATATAGGCAGCAACAGACTGACCTGACCGATCAGCTCTCGCGTCAGGGGATGCCGCTCGGAAGCCAGGGCTATGAGAACGCCCAGACTCAACTCTCCAACTCGCAGAATCAGGGCTATACGGCCGCCGCCAATAACGCGACGGGGCAGGGCGCCAATGTCGCCGGACAGAACTTCGGCCTCGCGCTGCAAGGCCAGCAGCAGGGCGTCAATCTCCAGCAGCTTGCGCAGACCAACCCGATCTCACTGCTCAGCATGTTGACATCAGGCGCCGGGATGGGAGGGTCGGCATAATGGCTTCGCCTCTCGCTCAGGCTCTCGCCCTTCAGGGCTCGGTCCGTGGATCTCCGGTCACGGTATCGCCCACCGATGTCATCGGGGCCTACAAGCTCTCTTCCGATGCCGCGGAGAAGAACTACCAAGCGAAACTGGCAGCGCAGAACGCCA